AAAAGATTTTAATTTTAAAAATAATAATAATAATAACAATAATAATAATAAACAAGACAAAAATAACCATAATAAAGATGAAAAGTTCTTTACTTCTCGTGATTACGCATTTTACTATAATAATATGGGCGATAATAGAAAATGGCATGAACACTTAGATAAAACCAAAAGAATGATAGAAAATTGTGATCAAATTTTAGAAATAGAAAAAATGACAATGATTAATGAAGCTAAGTTTAACCATAGAAGACATCAAATGATTTTGAGATTAAGGAAAGGAATTTTTGATAAAGAAACTAAGATAGATTTTAATGAAAAATGGTTTACTCAACCAGTGATTTTGTATACTGACTTATCAAAAATAGATTTAGAAAATTATAGAATGTGCGGATATGCTATAAAACAAAATGATAATGATAACGTAATCAACTTTCATGATTTGTTAGCTTTAGAAAGAAGATCAGCACCCAGAATGGTAATACAAAAAATTGTAGGATGGAACCCAAAAATCAGAAAGATGAGAAGAAAGATAGGTGACGTAGGATGCTCTGCAAGAGGTTCAGCTTTATATGATCCAGAAAATTTGAGATTCAATAGACCAATAATGGAAGCCAGAGATCATCAAAGATTTAACAATTTAATGGATAAACTATCAGAAAGATATGAACAAGAAGAAATAGATAATATGGTATGTCAATGCGTTCAAGGAAAAACTCTCTGTACTCACCTAGAAGATTGTGATGTTATTAATTTTACCCACTCATTATATTATATGGATGTTAATTTAATAAATGATATTATAAAGAAAGGAAAAACAATTATAGCAACTTTACACATTTTTGCACCAGGTACTTTTGATTATGAATTTTATAATGGTAAAGATCATTTATGTACTATAAAAAAGAAAGATAATGATGTATCAATGACTGTAATGAATGACAAAATTTATACTCATAAGAATATTTTAAATTATCTTTGGGATAAAAATGAAGTTAATTTTAAAAATTGTGCTATTAATGTATATTCTAGAGTCTATCATGGAAAATTTCACCACATCACAGTTGTCATCACCCCTTATAAAAATATTAATCCTGATTATGACAATGACTTCACTTTCATCATTAATTCAGCCATACCAGACCCAAAAATAGAATTGGAACAACAATTAAAAAATGTTTTATCTAAAGATAATGAAATAGATTTTGCTCAGAATTATAATGACGGGAAAATTGGATTTTTAAAATTATATAATATTGACGGTACAGTTCAAAAGAATGAAGACGGTTCCACTAAAACTACCCTTATTAGAAAGATTAAAAACAATTTTATATTACCTAAAATTATCAATACAGACTGGTTAACATTTAAGAGCATCTCCCAACAAAATGTAGATCCTAATGAATATGTATATGTTAAAGAGGAATTATTGAACAGTTGTTTAAAAAGTTTTACAAATGATGATATGGAAAAGAACTTAAGTAATGTAATAGCTAGAATAACAGGTAAAATAAATACTTCAAATACAGATATTATAATAGCCATAGCTTACTATATTTTGAAATGTCAAGACAAACTTCAACACCAAATAGCAATGTTAAAAAATACTGAAGAATACAAAAGATTAGAAAATAAAGAATATTTAAATTATAAAACTAAGAGTTTATTACGCCCAATTGATTATATTAAAGATAGCTTATTTAATAAACAAATACAATATAAATCAATATTCAATGAAAAAATACTAAAAAATAAAAGATTTAATAATTTAATATCTAAACGAATGTATCAAAATTTGAACCAATTCTTCGGAAAATACAACAAAGATTTAAAAAATTTAAAAATGGAACAATATAAAAAATTAGATAAAATTTCAGATCCCAATGAAATAAGACAAAGAATAGTAATCTCCCAAGCCTTCGAGGACAATCAAGATTATGTTAAAAAATCTCAACAAATTTCTAATATTATTTTTAGTGATAAACATAAACCTGAAAAGTTAAATTTAAACATGTATTCCGCACAAGATATTCAAAAACTTAAAGAATATTTACAAAAACAATTGTTTTGTGATAATTTTGTATTAAAAAATTATTTATCAGAGTGGGGTATTATAGATCATCCAGTGATAGCTAAAGAAAAACATTATCAAATAAATTACAATGTAGATTATGAGTATTTATTTTCAAGGGATGAAGTTAAAAAATTTGCTCGAAAAGATAAGAGTTTTACCAACTATAAATTTGAACACAATGATTTCGATGGTGATAGAAATGATTGTATTTTTTATGCTATGGCAACTGCAATACATAGAGAAAAAGAAGATGTTAAAAAATTAGGAAAACAAATCAAAAAAGAATGTTTAAAAGCAACTATAAACGATGGATTATGGAAAGATTTTTTGTATAACAATAGAAAGGATTTAACTTATTTGAAATCTTTATGTGAATACTATGGAGTAAGAGTTTTTGTTTTTGATCAAGATAAATTTTATGATAATAATTGTAATGAGATCCCAATGGTAGATGAATTAAAAATAGCTGAACTAAATAAATCTATTGATAGTGAATATATAGACGAAGAATTAAACTCTTATATAATATTATTAAACAATAATGGTCATTTAAATGCTATTCGAAAAATCAATGTAGGAAAGAAATTATTATACGGTAGTCTCCAAGCAGAGAGGGAGTTAGAAAGAAAATGTATTAATAGAGAACTTTACGAACAATATATAGTCAATTTAGCATGTCAAAATAAAGATAAATTTTGTTGCCCAATATACCCAGATTTGAACGCAAGTACATCTTATGAGGAATTTATTCAAAATGTCCCCTGTTATTGTAAAGGAAAGATGGCTATAGCACACACACTTCAAGATTATGAAAATGATGACAAAACAATTTTCTATTCTCAATGTCCCAGAATTCAAATTATAGCTAGTTTAAGACAAATGACAGTACAGAGTCAATATTCTAAGAAAGTCAAGAAAGAATTGGAACAATTTATGGAATTTTTTACCCATGATAGACATATAGATGATTTAATAGAAAAACATTTCGCTACTATAGATTATTCAAGATGGCTACAAAGATGCAAACCTAATTATAGAAAATCAATAATAACCTTTTTAGAGAAAACACAAGATTGGTACAGCATACAAGAACCAAATATTGTAAATGGAGTTATAAAAGAAGAATATCAACATGTTGGAGAAAAAGCTAGAATGATTGGAAGTCCTACTATATTACACAAGATTTTGATGGGACCAATAGAAAGTAATTTTGAAAACCTTTTTAAAGAATTATTTCCTGATTTTTGGGGTGTAGGAGAGTCAACAAATACTAAAGAATACGAATTAAATGAACTTATAGAAAGATACGGATGCGATAGATCAGTAACTCTTGATATATCAGGATTAGATCAAAGCCACAACCCATGTGTTAAAATGTTTTGGATGATGATATGTAAAAAAGTTCGAGATTTTTTAAAGAAACAAAATAATAGTCTTTTTAATCCAGATCATATATATGAAATGTTAACAAAAACAAGTACTTTGATATTATGTAAAGATAAGGAAAATAAAGGGTACACATGTATGACACAATTAGTAGATAAAATGGCTAGTGGACAGGGATATACTACCGTATTAAATACAAGTTTAATGTGTTTTTTAATGGAATTTCTTAAATATAAATTCAATTTAACATTAGCTGGAAAAATAAGTGGGGATGATGTAGCTCTTGTAACAACAAATGATCAAAAGACATTATCAGATAGTTTAGGCTTTTTATTTTCTAATAAAAATGTCAATAAAATAGGAGGTTGTGGTCTCATATTAAAATATTTCAGATATGGAGATATTGAATCAATTAGCCCTTGTAGTCTCATGGCTTTTAGATGTCCCAACCATGGGTTAAGATTAGTTAGACAACCACAAAGATATTTGTCAAATTTCTTTTATTCTCAAAAAATGATTAATCTCCCTAAAAATTTAAGAAAAACTTTCTTTGATACAGCTTGTATAGGTGAGCAATATTGGGCAAAAGGATATACATATTTTAAGGAAATAAATGAAGCAAAAATTGATGTTGATAAAGTTGAAGAAATGTTAAGAATATTATGTGGTAAAGCTTTTAGTTCAAAAGGAGTATCTAAAGAAGATAGAGTACAAAAAAGAGCAGAAAAAATTTTTAAAGATCATGGATATATTATAGATAGACAATTTATTAAACAAAAAGAATATATATTATTAAAAGATTTTAATTTTATTAGGAATGAAGATAAACATGTACAACATAAAATCCCTGTTTACCCTTGTTGTGATCAAGCACTTTTAGACCATCTATCAGAAATAGAACCAGTCTCAGTATATAGAACTTTCAGAGATGTAGATTTTATTTGCAATTCAATAGACCAATATTACGAAAATTTGAATAAAAAAGTAAATTTTAAGAATCAAGAAAATGAAATATATTATGATTGGAATTATAAAGAAATGCAACAATTTGCTAAATATGGAATAACTTTTTACCGTAATGAAGCCATGGATCTCACATCATTTTATGTAGCATTTAATAAATATGATAAATTTTTGAAACTATTTACTAAACAAATAAATAAATTTAGAATATATCTTCAGTAATTTGATATTTTTATTATTTTAATTTAAATTTTTATTTTTAATTATAAAACAATAACCTTTAATATTCAGGAAGGGAGGGTGGGAAGAACAAAAATAAAAGATGCAAACTATTACTAAGTTTAATAACAATAATAAAAATAACAAAAATAATCATAAAAAACAAAAATATGGAAAACAAAATTTTAGAAACCAATATAGAAAAGCTAAAAATAACAAAAATATAAAATTCTATGATTTTACAGATTTACAACAAGAATATAACAAAGAATTCAAAGATAAAATTCATATAGAAGTACAAGAAGATAATAGTCCAAAACATTTTATAGAATATCATACAAAAAACTATTTAAAGTTCAATCTCAATAAAATATTAAACAAACACAAAAGAAATTTAAACATAAAAGAACTCGATTATGAAACAATAAATAAGAATGTGCAAGAATTATCTGATATGTTAATACAAAGTTTAAATAATATATTGAAAAATGAAGAGACAATAAAAATACAACCTTATGAATTATTATCCATTATAGATAAAATAGTCTCAACATCATACGCTGATATAACACTATTAATCACTAGCCAAAAACAAAGATTGTCGTTATTGTATCAATATCAAAAATTAAATACCCAATTAAAAATGTATATATTATATGCAATTGAGATAGCTCAAATGAAAATAGAAAATTATTACCAAGATAAAAATGAAGATTATCATAAACAAATATAAAATAATTATAAAGGTTATTGTTAAGTGCAGTTTGAAAACTGACGGTAGATGGCATAGTTCTTACACGGCTGACAATGCTCTAGACTTAAAGGTCTAGGAATATTTAAAATTCATTATTTAATATTAATTAATTATGAGCGTCAAATAAAATAAACCGACGACTGTAGAAAGCGTGGTTAATCAGCAGGCGAAAGCCAGTACCTACATAAACGTGTAGGGCTCGTAACTTATACTAATAACTCGTAAATTCGGTGATTTACTCCCGTAGAGTATAAAATATGGTTATTTTTGTCTAGAAACAAGCTTGGCCTAAGGCGAAAGTTTGTACCTTTCTGCTAGCTCTTGCACAGTGGGGCTCTCTCACTGAT